TTCTTCTGTTGCCTTATTCAATGTATTATTGACTGCGGTTTCAAATTCGGTGTTATTGGATCGAGCAGTATTGTTTTCAAATACGCCCAAATGTACTTGATCGATCAATTCATTGACCTCGGCTTTCTGCTTAGCAATGACTGTTAAAATTTGCGATTGGGTTGTCTTATTTGCAATCAAATCACTAATACCAACACTATATGAACTTGTCTTCAAATACTCGGTAACAATGTTTTGCAAATTATCGTTGAAATCTACACATGCCATATTGCCGAAATCATTATTTACACGATGTAACAAACCTTTTGTTGTGGATCCAATAACGGATTTGTCCAATTGACCTCGAAATAACTTTCCATTGCGAAGTTCAACGACATTACTCGATGTTCCATAGTCATCTTTACCTTCCTTATAGTACTTGGTTTTATATACCATTGTCAAAGGTGGCATGATTTGTGACAACACATCGAAAGATGAGAGAGATTTTACTTCTCTCAGTTTTTCAGGATTAATATCTTTGCACATCATTAATAAATTCATTGCATCACGATGGGAGACTTTAATATTGGGACGCGTAAAACGATAAGAACCTAAAAGAGAATCTTGATAAATACCAATAATTGGTGAATTACTTGCAGGACTGATTGTTTGATACGGAATTGCTGCAATTTCACGTAATTCTGTCTCGGCTAATATATTTTGTGGCATATGCATATTCATTTCATCACCATCAAAATCCGCATTATATGGTTTCGTATCACCTACATTCATACGGAATGTATCGCCTACTTTCATAACCTTTACAATATGACACATCATAGACATTCTATGAAGAGAAGGTTGTCTGTTAAATAAAACAGCATCACCGTCCATCATATGACGATGAACAACATCACCTGAGTGCAAATCAATTGTTTCTCTATCTACATTTCGCAATGAAATATTTTCCCCGTTCTTCCTTTCTAGAATTTTAGCCCCAGGATACTCATCTGGACCCGTTTGTACAAGTCTTGTGAGGAACTCCTTATTACGATCATTTACCATAACTGGTTTAGTAATATTCATGGCAATCTTAAGAGGGACACCTAATTGTTTTACTGATAAATTGGGATCACCTGTAATGACCGAACGAGCACTGAAATCCACTCTCTTTCCCATGAGATTACCGCGAATACGACCATTCTTTGAATTCAATCTACCCATAATACATTGTAATGGACGTCCCGAGCGTTGAGCCATAGGTGCAACACCTTTGATCTTGTTATTCACAATCATTGCAACAGAATGTTGCAAAATAGTGTACCAACCTTCGGTAACATTCGGGTGAGTATCGGGATTTGCCAACTTTTCACGAAGAATACTGTTTGTTTTGATAATATTTCTGTAAATATGCGTCAAATCATCTTCACTTCTCTGCTGGGCATCATGTTTTACTGAGGGTCTAACTGCCGGAGGAGGAACTGGTAGAACATCCATGATCATCCAACTTGGTCTTGACCAAATCGCACTAAATCCCATGAAGGAAATATCGTCATCTGAAATACGTTTGAATATTTTTAAAACAATTTCGGGTGTCATTTTCATGGTAACTTTTTGATCTCCACCTTCTTCGTTTGTATCAATATTATCCCAAGAAGCAATGATAGTTGCCATACCCTCCAACTTTATTTTGTCGGGTTGTTTGCAACCACATCCATCGTCACTTTGTTCTCCACAACGTTTAATCGTTTTTGAAGTTAAACTGGAAACATAGCTCCAACGTTCTTCGTTAGACCGTGATAAAATATGACCGTGAAGTTTTTTATTAATCAACAATTTACTACATTTGAAACATACAGAACGAGAAATTTTCAATATATCTTTGATATGCTGAATCGAAAATACAGGACGAGCAAGTTCAATATGTCCAAAATATCCAGGCGTATCAATATATGTCATACCGTCAGTGGGGCATATCAACCCTGGTTCGAGAACACCCATACGAGGATCAAATAAACCACCAACAACTGGTTTATTATTATTATATGTATCTCCAGACGTTACTTCAACAACCGAATTTTTTCGAATTTCTTCTGGAGATAGAATACTAAATTGGATGCCAATAATTTTTGCCGAAGCATTATTATTTTTAAATTGCCGAGACATGTTACTATAATATAATGACCTAGATTTTATATCGTTTTTGATTTAATTACAACTAAAATCAATTTTGTTGAAGTGATCGAAATTATTATAATTAAAAAGGAGATAAATAGATGATCATAAATATTATTAATGGGAGGTAAATCGAGTGAAACAAAATATAATACACGTAGTCAAAAGAAGAGACGCAAGGTGGATTCTTCGGATGACGAAGACGATGATGATGAAGAAAGTATTTGGATAGAATATTCAGAAGATGAATTTGAAAATAGTAATGAAGAAAGTGACTCAGAAACAGAATATAAACCCAAAAAGAAGAAGAAACGTCCTAAATACGAATCTGAATCATCGGACGATGAAGATGATGAAGATGATGAAGAACATGAAGATGATGAAGATGATGAAGATGATGAAGAACATGAAGAAGATTCTATCATTGATCCTCGCGAACTGCGAAAAACAATTGCTACATTATTTCCATCGAATTATATTAATGAAAAAATTCGTTCTGATGAAAAAAATACAAAAAACAAAGGTAAATCGTCCAAATCAACTAAAGATAAAAAAATGAAACCAAACAAAAAGAATAGGAGAAAAAATCGACGTGAAAGAGACTCTTCTGATGAAAGTGAATATAGCGATGAAGAATCGTATTACGAAGACGATGATGACGATGACGATGAAGGAGACGCGAAAGATTTTAACATTTTATTTTCAGCACTTACTGGGGGCGGTGGTGGTCAAAATCCAGAGGAAATTAGTGATAAAAACGCAATCGAAGACGATCGTTACGAAGAATGCAATAGTGATGATGAAAAATTGTTTATGCGCGAGAATTATGAAACTGTTCCTGAACCAGAAGTCATGAAACAGAAGCGATTGAAAATCGAAAAGAAGAAGAAAAAGCAAAAGCAAAAGCAAAATAAGCGTAATACGAGTGAAAAATCAGATCATTCTGAAACTGCGGATGCTGAAACCGAATACAAGGATTTGATTGAATTGAAGAAACATTTGTCTGAAAAACTAGAAAAACAACCTAAAAACAAAATTCTGTTGAATGCCGTAGAGGAGTGCAAAAATTCGATTCGCAAATTAGTAAAGAAGAGTCGTTTGAAGAATGCTAAGAAATATTATAAAATGGTGAATGGCGAAGATGAAAAGAAAACCGGTGAAATTGAATATTTTAAGAAACAATTGTCCAATAAAGAACAGTTGCGTGTAATTAAAGAATTGAAGGAGATTAATGATCATATTAGTATAAAAAAACCCTATCGTTTGACACTATTGGATAGTAATATTCCACCAAAATTCAAGGCTACTGTTATGCAAAAAGTGAATATGTTACGATCAATGGAAGTCGGTGACCCCGAGTATTTCAAGTTGAAAACATGGGTAGATGGTTTTATGCGGATTCCATTTGGTATGCACAAAAGTTTGGATGTAAGTATTAAAGACGGTGTTGAAAAATGTAGCGACTTTATGGAAAGTGCAAAGAAAACATTGGACGAATGTGTATATGGACTAGATAGTGCGAAGATGCAGATTATGCAAATGATTGGTCAATGGATTACAAATCCAGATGCATTGGGAACGGCAATCGCGATTCAAGGACCTCCAGGTACCGGAAAAACTTCTTTGGTGAAGGAGGGCATTAGCAAAATTTTGGGACGAGAATTCTCTTTTATTGCATTGGGAGGAACGGGTGATGCTAGTTTTTTGGAAGGACATGGATATACATATGAAGGGAGTTTGTGGGGTCGTATTGTACAAATATTGATGGAAAGCAAATGCATGAATCCAGTAATTTATTTCGATGAACTGGACAAAGTAAGTGACACGCCTAGGGGTGAAGAAATTATTGGTATTTTGACACATTTGACGGATACATCGCAAAATAGTGAATATCATGATAAATATTTTTCCGAAATTCATTTTGATTTGAGCAAATGTTTGTTTATTTTCAGTTATAATGACGAGTCTAAAATAAACCCTATTTTGCGAGATCGTATGTATAGAATTATGACAAATGGATATGAAAAGAAAGAGAAATCGATTATTGCTCGTAATTTTCTTTTACCAAAAATACGTCAGCAAGTTGCATTTTCAGAAGATGAATTGACCATTCCCGATGAAACATTGGAGGAAATTATCGGAAATGATTCAATTACCAACGGAGAACAGGGTGTGCGTAATTTGAAACGTTGTCTGGAGATTATTCATACGAAATTAAACTTGTTTCGATTGATGAGACCCGAAAAAAATATTTTTTCCAAAGATTTAGACATAGAAGTTAAATTCCCAATGGTAGTAACCTACAATGACGTGAAAAAATTAATTGAATTTGAAGAACCAAACCAAAGTATATTGGCAATGTATGTTTAAAGTTATGATTATTTGATAATAATTCGATATAAATGATGAAACTATAAAAAAATGATTTTTTTATGGTTATGAATTACTATTTTGTCTCTAGACAAAAAAAATAGGGCGTCCCCTATAGATTGTTTTTTATGCGTTGCATAATGATGTCTTGCTACGGATAAACCATGAGCTATTAAACGAAGTAGTACAATCCAGAACAAACTCGCTTGCATCGTCAAATACACCAACATTATCCTATGACGAGGAATAGCAATGGTTCTTACTAAACTTGGGCAAAGATATTTACATGTCAAACTGGGCAACGGGAGAGATCAAAATTCCACAGAGTGTTGAGTTTATCGGCATACTATCGGTTAAGATCTTATGCTTTTAACATGTAAATAACAGAGTCACGTTGGGTCTTTAACTACACAGATATATTATTCGATATAATGTATCTGTGTCTAACTTTACAATAATAATTTTAATTACCACTATAGTAAGCCAAGTTAGAAGCTCACTATTTCTAACTTGAATGTAAAAAACACATTCAATTTTATGCCCATATATGGTAATGAATTACTATTTTGTCTATTAGACAAAAAAAAATAGGGCGTCCCCTATAGACTGTTTTCAGAGCTACTGATTTCGCACAATCCATAGACAAGCTATGGGATCACACTAAGGTATCACGTACCCTAATTTAATCACGAGTAGTACAATCCAAACAAATCGCGTGCATCATCTCCATTCAACATTATCCACTGACGAGGAATAACTAATTAACATAATAGTGTAATTAAAGTTAAACTTGGTCAAGACTATCTTCTTGTCAAACCGGGCAAAGGGAATGATCAGTTCCACAGAGGGTTTATCTGCATACGACCGGTTAAGGTAATATGCGTTTAACAAGCCAACAACAGAGTCACATTGAGTTTCAATTACACAGGTGCCGTAATAGGAGTCCCTGTGTCTAACTTTACATATTTATAGTTGATAGTTTGCACGCTGATACATAATAGTATCAACTAACAATTAGTTTGCTTGACCGACCAAGGGATTATACACCCAATTATATCGGCACTATCAACAACCACTATAGTAAGCCAAGTTAGAAGCTCACTATTTCTAACTTGAATGTAAAAAACACATTCAATTTTATGACCCGATTGGTTATAATTTGATGACTCTGAATATTTTATAATTTATCACTATATAGGATCATAAAATTGAATGTGGATTTTGAACAATTATATTATGTATCAAATCATAATCCCTGTTAGAATCAAATTATTCCAATGACCAGCAAGAACCGAGGAACAGAAAGGTGTGTCTTTTGCAACAGTGCATCTCATACAATTCAAAAATGCAATAGCAACATGAATGGACGTCGGGAATACCTCGATGAAGGTTGGAACTGTATGATGGACCCTACATGTCCTAAGTTTGAGATGTTACGTGCAAATGAGTTGCGATATGTTGCGTATCATTTTGCGCAATACGAGAAAGCGGTTCATTGTTCAAATCAATACTCGACCCAACATTACAACCGCAAATTTAGATTGCGTCCTATCCCATTATCACTTTCAAAAAAACAGATGATTGATGCCCTCATTCAACGATGGAACGGATTTCAGTCAGTGCGCGATTTGTCGAAAAATCCACCAAACGTAGATGGCGACGACTGTCCAATTTGTTACGAAGCAGTTGCATCGTATAATTGGTCTAACGTAACTGCATCATGGATTGAAGACTGCGTTACAACTGTGTGTAAACATCGATTTTGCACAAAATGTTGGGATGAGCATATAGAGAGGAACTCCAGATATTCTATGTCGCGGTGGGCATATACCGATGATGATAGGACGCATGTATGCTGTCCAATGTGCAGACACGAAATCGAAGTTATATAAACAAACTTCTCAAAAAAACACAAACATCTCAAAAAAACACAAACATATGAAAAATTCAAGAAAATCATGAATTCTTGAATATTTTTTCATCAATGTATTTCCATAAAACGCTGAACATAATTCCCTGAATTCCATTTGACAGTAATTTTGTTTTTAATCCGCGTCCAAATAAACTACCAATACCATTTTCATTTACAATGTTTTTGATTGTATTTGTATAACTAATTATTTCCGTTGAAGATTGCTTATAAACTTTTACAACGCGTATTGAGTTCGTTAATGTATCACTAACACATGTTGATGTAAATCCAATAAACGCATTTCTTCCAAAATTACTCAGGGTAGAATCGCCTTTTGGTATCATTTCTTGCAGAGTATTAAATGTAGCAAACCATGGATAATGACCTACAAATGTGGCGCCGGCCGAAGCAATGCTTCCATGAAACAATACACTTGGACCATTTTTATGAAGTTTCATTTTTAAATTAGAAATACCATTTGACCCTTGTACCTGCATTGTGGTTTTTAATGTATCGATTGGCATGAGAAATATACGAAAAGATGCCGCACCAACAGAAGCCAAAATACTTTTACTCCATGCGGGTAAAGAGTTTGTATATTCATATGAATTTAATGTAGAAACTACCCCTGTATTTGCAAAGGTATCACCAAAACGTGACAAAGGACCCTGTAACAATGCAGGTCCAACGCCTTTGTAAAAACGAGGAATTCCTCCTTGCTTATATAATGTTTGAAAAGCAGTTCTCATATTTACACCGTAACGATATTGATAATTGACAGTTGTACGCAACCACATAAGGGTTGCAATATTAATACTCATTGCGCTTGCACCTGAAATACCGCTTTCTAAACTACGTTGAAATGTGGTTTTCGTATTTTCCATAACGGATATATACTTTACCGCATGAATAAAAATAAAATGAAAACATATTAAACATTTATTACGATATATATTTAATATGGATGAAGACGAAAGTACTCAATGCATGGTTCGTGCAAAAGAAATATTGAATAATGATTTCAAATATAAAGTAAATGATGATTATTCAAACATAGTTCAATTAATAGAGGAATATGTGATGAAACATTGCAATCATAAAATGGTTCGTGATTTGATAGATATTGATCCAGATAGGTCAAAATCTATTGTGTATTGCGAAAACTGTCTTCATACATTTTCAACTTAATTGCAGGGGGTTTGGTTACCACCGCGTGTTTTCAATAATTGTAATTGACTTTGATCTAAACATAAATAACCTTTTGAGTTGCTCATACCATTCGATTTATCCGCACATTGTTGATCTAAACTACCAGTGGCATCAGAATAGACATCTATTTTTGGTTGAAGAGATTGGGGACCAAAAAGTCCCTTCATGTTTTTAATAGGTTGTGCTGTAGGATCAGCAGCACTACTGTTTATTAAATGTCTATTTTTGATATCAATCGCGCCACCATCAGGATAAGTACCATAGTGTAAAGGTGTAAAACCCTCTTTATTTAACATACTATAGTTGGGATCTGCAGTATATGCAATATACGATCTACACGACAAGCAGGTCGAAAGAACAACAACAATGGCTAAAGCAATCATTATAACCAAGAATCCAGTAGATATTTTTCCAAAAGATTTCATTTAATATATATGTTTATGAGAAATTCTATATTTCAATTAAGATTTTGGATCATTGTATTTTTCCACATATGGCAATGTTGTTTGATCGATATGCGTTAAATATTTATATAATTTTTGTAAAGGTGCCGTATATTTTGCAAATGCAGGATCAACAATGGATTCTTGGACATGATTCTTTAATTGACCTAAATCTATGGAGAGTTGTTGTAAATTGTTCAATAAATATTGAGGACTATCTTGGACATTTCCAAAAAGTTGCTGTAAATTCCCTAAATATTTGGACGTAATCAACTTCGCAACTGTGCTCATATTATTAATTTCATCGATAGTTGATTTACTAAACTCTTCATTACTTTGAATATTATCATCAATACTATCTTCAGCATCTTGGAGAATATCTTTATTCTTCACCGTATTTGCACGAACACCTTTAGTTTCCTTTGTTTTTGTATCAAACGTAGAAACGATTTCATAGAAATTTTTCTTAAATGTCAAGAATTTTTCATTAAATAATAATATGTTGCTGTATTCGTTTCTGCATGCTCTTCCATAGTAGAACATCGGGTCACACACTTCAGCACGATTCAAATATTCATATTTAAATACTAAATACAACATAATGTAAATTATGCTAAACATAATGATGATTATGGTTGATGCAAAATAATATGGTTTATTATAGGTAAAATAATTGATGGGAATATATTTTATAACAGGCATTATAATATATATTGTGTTTTTTACGTTTACTATCTACTGAATAAAACGAAAAAAAATTATGATTTAACAGTAGTAATTGCTCCGTCTTTGATATAATTACCTAAGACAAAGGAACCTGCTAATTTGGATATGGTATCTCTTAATCCAGCAATATTCTTTTGTATAGAAACTCCTAAACTATTGGTTTCTATGTATTTATCTGGTACTTCCGTTTGTACTTTATTTGATAATCGAGAAGCACTACTGTTAAGACGTGCATCAACCGTCTCTAAATTATTACTTGTGGATTGAATATTATTCATAACAGACGATATTAATTCTCCCTCCGAATTTTTCATGTATTGTTCAAACTGTTGTTGAGGATCTTTTCCAAATAAATATGCGTTCGTAATTACACCAATACGATTTTGATAATCAGTATAATTAGCATAAATATAGGCAAATAAAATACCGATAAACATGAGTCCAAATAACAAAATCACCATGATTGCTTGACCCCATTTTGTGAATTGTGAAGTCTGTGGTGGAATAAAATACTTTTTAAAGACATCTTCTAGGTTTTCTTTTGTTTCTAAATCGTCATTTGCATTATTTAAAGTATTGATTGCTTTACTGGACATTATATAATATTTTTATATATATTATAAAGTGTTCAAAATACATAAAAAGAAAAATATTATTAGTTTTATAATATGTCTCATTTAAATGATGACGAAAAGATCAACTTGAAAAAGTTAATGAATGAGATGGAGTATGAAGATAACACTGAAACCATTCGTCGACTAAAACATAGTACTAAAATACGTAGTAATATGCGAAAAATGGAAGAATTGAAAAACGAACATGCTGAACTTCGTATAACTTCACCGGAACAATTTTTTATCATTGTGCAAACAGAATGTCAATTTTTATACAACAATTACACGGATATTTTCAGAAGAATGATGAACGATGAAGTGAATATTACAATTATGTCAAAATTATTAATCGTTATGAAATTGATAGAAGATGGTCAAATTGACCAACAAGACGGTTCTGTTCGTGTAGGTCGATTATTAAAAGAAATGTATTTGGATTCGGCAGTAAAACGTGCAGATGCTTTAGATCAAGAACATTCTGAAAGAAAGGAAGCAATCAATGAAGGAAATTCTACATCTTGGTCAAAGTTTAAACAGAGTGGGATGGCTCTTCACAATTAGATTCTTCTTGTTCGTCCAATAACATAACTCCCATCGCTGCATAATTATGTAAATCCATCAATGTATCACGTATGGACTCATCATTCACCATATTTACACCATTCTTTGTTATAGACAAAGCACGTTGTATTTTATCTTCAATTCGCATTACCCTGGTTTCGTGCGGTGGGTACGCAAACCCTATATGCACCCACATATATTTAAAAGGCAAATCCGCCATATATAGGCGGTGTTTTACAAATGTATTTTAGCATATTAGGTAACAGATGGATTAAAGAACGCCCTGATATTCTTAAATTATATCATAATAAACACTGGAAACGTCCAAGAATGAGTGAAAAACCTAAAAATTGTGAAAAAGTAGAAGGAGCATGTTACTGGTAATAAAAATCTCTTACACATTTGAACATTTAAAACGCCGACGTTTAAAATATATATATATATAAATGGCAACCTTAGATAGTAAAGAAATAGAACATAATTTTGAATGGAGAATTATTAATACATCTGAATTAAACAAATTTAGTGATAAAATATTTGAAATGTATGCTAGTTCGTATAAAGAGATTGGTCTAATTGATTTTGGTGGTTGGGACGGGTTCGCAAAGTATTTAAACTGCTCTTGTTACTTATTAACAGATGATGACGGTGATATACATGGCGTAATCTTATATTGGTTAGCAGAGTATGGAAACAAAATATCACTTGTAATAAGCGAAACACCAGAAATAGGTAAAAAATATGTGATACCTAAATTAGTTGAATTAATTCAAACACCCGGTTTTTTTGCAGAACTAAGCGATGCGTTAGAATATTTAGTTAATTTCAAAAATAATATACCAAATATTACAGATAGAGAAGTAATAAAACTTTTAATTCCCATTCTCAAAGATGAAGATATTTTTTCAAAAGATGATGAAAGGAGAATAACATATCTATTAAATAAAAAAAAAAATATACCTTCAAATGAAGGTTCCTATTTAAGAGTAATTAAAGATATTGGACAACATAGAAAAGCATTATATGGAATTCCTTGTTTAAATAAAACATTTATTGGAGATGGATGTAATAGAAAATGTAATATCACAAATCAGGAAGGTGGTAAAAAATCTAATAGAAAATCTACCAGAAAATACAAAAAAAAATCTAATAGAAAATCTACCAGAAAATATAAAAAAAAATCTACCAGAAAATCCACCAGAAAATAATTTATATTTTTATTTTATATTATTATAATATCTATCTTTGGGCGGCGTTTTACACCTTTTCTCATTTCAAAATGGGCGGTTCAAATGTGTAAAATATTTTATCATTGTTTTATATAATGAATACAGCACCGATCAGACCATATTTTGCAAAAGCATCTCCGTAGTCTTTGTTTTTCGTTTTGAACATTTCCAATGCCCCTTTTTGCACATTTTCGAGTTGTTCAACACGATCCATAATTTGTTAAGAATATATTCATTTCTATATAACTTTCATTTTATTGTTTTGAATATAATTTCGAATGATTGGAATGAGAACTTTATCTTCTTCAAATAAATGTAAATGAATTAGTTCATTGACTTGATAAAATCCGATTTCTTCATGTACATTCATTTTTACATTTTCCAGATTGTTGATTTTACCAATATAGAAAAAGCATTCCACATCATTGTTTTTATGACTATGTAGTAATTTATGGATTGAAATAGATAAATCCATTTCTTCTTTCCATTCGCGATGCAAACATTCTTCTAACGTTTCGTCTGTTTCACATTGACCTCCTGGAAATTCCCAATAATCGGGATTTGCCCCTTCTTTATTACGCAGTCCCATGAATATTTTTCCAGTGTCATCAAACATTATTCCACAACTAACTTTCATTATATAAAATAACTTAAATATATGTTTAAATGATTTTTATCAAATAATATGCCGCAATTGAAAAACCCATTACATGATAAATATTTATTAAGATTTATTTCGAGTTTTTTAAAATCTTGCAACAAATGTGGCGAATATGATTATATGAATTATGTAAATGTCTGTTGTATGTGTAAAGATTTCTATTGCGAAACATCTAGTAAAGAAATGCAATATCATGGTTATTACGATGAATCAATGCATAAATATTGCAATCCATGCGGGAAAAAATATTTTTCATATTGCTATTCTTAATATGAATTGCAATTATAATTATGGTATTATAATAAATCCAAATGTAATATAATGGATTCTTCTATTCAACTATACAAAGGAAGAGGATTGAAAAAAACGAAAAATAATGAAGGAACCAAAATATTTGTGTTTGATTTAGATGAAACGATTGGATCCTTTTCTGAATTGTATATATTATTTAAATGCATTGAATATATCAAAACCGATTTAAAATTAACTATTTTTGAAAATGATAAAGAATTATTATTTGCGTTGTTAGATTTGTTTCCTGAATTTTTTCGGTATGGAATTTCTGTTATTTTTCAATATTTGCACGAAAAAAAGAAAATAACAAACGAATTTTTTGTCTATATTTACACAAACAATAGTTGTATTCCTCTTTCTTGGACAACCATCATTGTAAAATATATTGAAGAAAGGTTCGATGTCGATAATTTGTTTGATAATATTATTCGTGCATTTAAAATCGGAAACCAAATCGTGGAATATAATCGAACAACCGCAAGTAAAACATACAAGGATTTAATTCGATGTGTGCATATTCCTGTAAATACGGAATTGTGTTTTATAGATAATATTGAATATGCAAAAATGAAACATCGACATGTTTATTATATTCAACCCAAACCTTATTACCATTATGTCAATCGTAGCGAAATGATTAATCGTTTTATAAAATCGCAACCTGGAATTTTAATGCAAACTTTATTACAAGATAAATTAGAAAATATGGTTTTGAATTATTACCAAAAAAATGACTATATATTGCATGAATATGTGAAAACAAAAGAAGAATTTGATATTGATATCATTATCACAAAGAAAATAATGTATCATATTAAAAAC